CACTTGCTCCACTCACCTTTGCTGCTGTACCCATATCCTTCAAACCTTGAGTTGCGTCAGCAGTACCCTCAGTCATCTGGAACATGACCCGAACGAGCTCACCAAGGTCGTGTATAAGACGAACGAATGCATTACCAGTGACCGCGCAGTACTTCTCCATTCCCTGCAAACCCAAACCTACACGGTCAGTACCACCAGCAACCTTATCGAACGAGGCTGTCATCTTAGTGGATGCTTTAGTGACCTCTTTCTGAGCTCCCTTCAGACCTTTGGTCAATTGAGTACGGTCGGTCCTCATTTGTAGGACAGCATCACCCCACTCCATTTCAGGTGGTGGCATTAGAATCTAACTCCTCTCGAATCGTTCTTCACCAGGTCCTTCAACTCCACCAGCAACCAAAGAAAAACCTTCCATGGCAACTGCGCAACCTCAATATACGACATATGATAGTAGTACATCAAGCCTGCAATGTGTCTTTTCCATCCGGAGAGATTGGAACGGACTTCTCTCCAGTAGAGGTCAGCTCGCTCGTCCCTAAAGGGCTTTGTTCACCCTCCTCTCCGCTCATTCCACCCAAACCTGTAATCTGGAGCATGATTGTAGAAATCAGCTTTATGTCAGTTGGACCCATCGACTTCATCGCCTCGAAAGTCAGACCCGGATTGAGCTTCTTCAACGAGAGGTAGAGCAAATAGAGCTGACCAGTGAAGGACGATAGCACTTCATCCAAACTCACAGGTCGGTTGAGAATCCCAGCCATAGCTACACCCCGCACGGTATCTGGCAGATTCACCCCCTTCACCAATCGTGTCTGTTCCATGAAAGCATTCAAACGATCGTTCCGGACAAACGCTTCTGCCTCTGCAAAGTCATGGGGTGTGAGTGGACTTACGACAAACTCCCGGTTCCCAAGTCTGACCCGACAAGGTTGATCGAACACCTCATTCAAACCCTCAGTCGCCATTGTTTCCTCCTATACTGTACCAACAATCAGGACATCATACGCAATAGTAGCAGCACCTGGATCAACGGTCAGAATATCTCCAGTAGTTGCAGTAACAGTGAAACCATCCACAGGTGAAGTCAGAAGACAAATACCTCCTGGTCCAAGTACAATTGTCGAATCAGCACCACCCAACATATCATTGTCAACAAAGTTTCCAGAGAGCGTCAAATCCTCACCTGGTGTAGTTGACTTATTGTGAACCATCAACATCTTCACCTTCGTGAAGGTGAGAGTATCACCAAAAGCATCAACCAGAACTGCTGCAAGATCCAAGTTCTCAGGCGCAGCAGCAACTGATCGAGTGTCCGACCAAATCTGATTTGCTTGGTTTGCACCCGTACCATTAGCTAATGTCTGCGACTTTGAGATATTCAACACTTCCGTAGGCGTAGTTAAGTCAAGTGCCTTCGTGAAAGACCCTGAAAAACTTAACAACTGTGCAAAACTAGCAATCGTTCCCATCTCTCAGCTCCTTAAGCAAGAGAAACCACACCATCAGACACAAACGAACCCGACCACGTACTCACACCTTGCACATCTATGGTAACTGACCAGTTTGTCAGAATCCCATTGAACGAATACGTTCGACCCGTTGTTGCAGTCAGCACAAATGCTGCAGGCGCATCATCACTAGTCATGTGCGAAATGTCATGAGCAGTTGTACCATCTAAGAACCCCTCAATCGAACCACTCATACTATGCAATCCACCAATGTGCTTCCTTGCAGCGCCTGTTGGACTAAATGGAGTCACATCATGAGAATCACGATCGAACGAGGCTGACCACTTATTCGCAAGCACACTGTGAGCCGCTGCCCCCACAAGATCAGTCGCCCCAGCAAAAGTGAGGCTTCCTAGTATCCCATTCACTGCAGCCATATCATTCTCCTTACGTTAACGTCTCCGTTGTGTTCGTAGATACCTCTTTGAACGTAACAACACTCTACGACTCCAATACTTCCGCCTTCCAATTATAACGGAGTGAATGAAGCCTCTTGGTGCCATCCTCACCGTACCCATCTCAACAAAACGACCGTAATACACAGTTTTGATTTCCAACCTGGCATTACGACCACGAATGGCTCTAACCTGAATAGAGCGCTTTAGCCTGCCAGTATCAACAGGAGTAACTCGCTTAATTGCTCTGCGAATGTGGGGAGCAACATCCTTGAACGCTTTACTAATGGCAGCAGTTAAGTCACCAATCAGAGCGTATGTCTGGAACTCGAGCTTAAACTGTCCCCACCTCTTTGCCATCACAACATCTTAACAGCGGGTCTTCTCACATTCCACTGGACAATAACCTCATAAGCCATCTCAATGTCGTAAACGGCATCATTGAGAACAGGACCACTACACGATTGACGAACACAACCTACAGTCTTGAAATCAGCAGACAACAAGTTGGCGTCGTCAAAGACCTCGATCATAAGCTCCTTGATATCATCCGCCAAACTAGGTTGAGTTCGTCCTGTGTGGATCGTGAAGAACAACTGGTAGACTTCAATATCAGCACCGAACGTACGAGTAGCAATATCACTACTCCCACACGTAACTTCAACATATGGAAGAGGACCAGTAACCTTCTGTCCCTCATATCCTTGTACAAGCTTACGAGCTTTCGATACCAGTCTCTTATTGCTCTTGAAACGAACCTCTAGTGCTGGAAACAACCTCTTCATGGCTTACGGGGTCCTTCTTCAATCGCCTTCGCAACCGTACGAATCTGTCGGTACCACTTCTCATGTTCAACCACAGGATTGATGAATGGTTGAGCAGCCATCTTACGAGTTCCGTACTCTTGGAAGAAACCATAACCGACAGTAGTCACTTCAATCCGAGGTCGGGGACTCGGTGGTCCAACAGCTCGAACCTTAATTGAACTGTGCAACCTACCCGTGTCATAGGGAGCCATTGCTCTCATCTGCCGCTCCATCTTAGGAGCTAGCTGACGAATAGCTCTAGCAATAGTAACAGGTCGCCGACGCATTCTAGCAATTATGTCCTTGATAGAATACTCAGCCTTGTAACCACCCACTCCCCCCACACTAGAGATTCGATGAGTTGACAGTTCAGGTTTAGGCATTACATACCCGCCTGGTTCTCCCGAGTAAACTCCCGTTCGTCAAACGAGGACTTCAATCGTGTGGCACGAGAAGTAGTACTCGTTACTGGATCGCTTCCGGGAAGTACAGCCTCACCTCTCGCAATGGACTTTGCCCAAGCAATAGCACGATCATGCAAAGCTACTTTGGCATCTGGAACAAATTCCTTTGTAGCAATCAAATCGTGCTGAGCCACATCTAATGTCATGCTCCTCATCACAGCAGCTACTCGAGTATCTGACGAAACATCAACTGGAACTTCATACCGCATTGCCAAGAAACTCTCCAGCACGGCTTCAGCAGCATCCAATACGTCTGTAAGCACGTTTGTATCAGGCAAACCAGTGTTGCTGTTCGTCAAATGAGTAACAGTATCCTGATCAGGAAACCGATCAGTAAGCTCGGTTGTTGTTGCATAACTAGGCACAATTCATCCCCTTAGGGAGCCACACGCTCAGACCTCGAAGTCTTCACCACAGGTATTTCAGGTGGCAACTTCGGAGTTGTTACTGCAGGAACCTCACCCAGAACCAATTCAGCATTCGGCATTGTTGGTTCTGAAGGAACCGTTCGGGGCTGCACGGGAGATGGAATCACTTCCTCAGGTGTAGCTACTCGAACAGGTCCAGGTATACCATCAGGCATCACCTCCCGAATAGCAGGTACGGGTTCAACAACTGGAAGCTCTGGAGCTTTTGCCACAAACGGGACCCCACAAAACTTATGCCACTCCCTTGTGATGATCTCCTGTGTCTCTGCACCTGAATGGGGATAACCTCCAAAGGAAGCAACAGCCTCAGCCTTTATCTTCTGAAGCTCAACATTTGCCTCACACTGAGTCATATCTTCGGGTATCATAAGACTCTCCTACACAAACACTACTCTCAACACTCATTACGAGTAGGTATGTTCCACAGCTCGTCGAGGTTCGCCATAAGCGAAGACAAACCGCTCACGAGCCAACACCAACACCGCATTATGCAACGCTACCTGATCAGCACTATCGAGGATGATGACCTCCAATGGCATCCTCTGCTGCATGATGAACGGCTTCCGTTCAGCACCAACTGCCGTGATGTACATCTTCGTGTCAGCAGTCAGATAATCACAAACATCCAACTCCGAGAAACCCTTGAAGACATTTTCGGTTTGTGAAATGAAAGCCGCGTTCAATGCCTCGAATGCTGCAGCTTCATAAGAGGGAGGTACGATCGTACGCAGATTCTGAACCGCCAACTGATTGAACGGCCTACCCGTATCATCTTGATACCGCCGAACCAGTGCCTTGATAGTTTTCAGATCAGCAATGAATTCTCCAGCAGTCGGAATCGTACCAGTAGTAGCTGCACTCGTGGTTGCGTTGTCGATGTTCGCACTACCACCAATCGCTCGAGTATCACCAAAGAACACAGTACCATCCCAAGCCGTGTAACCCGCTGTTGCACCATTGATTAACATCTGTGCAAACAGGTAGTCCTTGAACGTACCCCAAACCTCTGCAACCTCTCTCATCCTCTCTGCAATGAGTCCGGTCTGATCATCCTCGAAGTGCTTGCGGTTGATCGCAATCGAGAGCTCATACTCATTATTGGTGATGTTGAAAGTGAAGTCACGAATCCCTTGGATTTGTCGTCCGTTGAGGAACTCCCTAGGTTTCGGAATGAAACCTGGAAACGAATGAGGCTCAACCGCTGTGTCGCTATCATAAACTGCACAATGGTTTTGCCAAATGGTCGGGATCTGTGCAAGCCTCTCGTGAAAGGCACGCTGAGCACCCTTCACAATGAGATTTGCTGGTTGCCAAGTCGCCATAAGCAATTCTCCTTAATACTTCAAACCTTCCCTTCTACAGAAGAGTTGGAACTAACTCCATTACGCAATTGGGATAGCTTGCAAAACGATAACAGCTTCACCAACTGTAGTTGTCGCTGTAGTCACCTTTGCATACACACCCAAATCAGCCGGAACTATAACAAGAGCATCAGAAAGTGTGCCATCTCGGAGCGTCAAGATACCCGTACCTCCGTGATCACCAACGGCATCCGCACCCGCTGTACCTGTGATGGTGACGGTCAGTGTGGTATCGGCGGAATCATAAAGGGTTATCACCGAAGCATTGTCAGTTGCTACTGTCAAGAACTTTGCACACCACAGTATTATCAACCCATTGTGATTTTCAGATGGGTGAATCAACCGGATGATTTTGCCAGCAGTAGCAAGTTCAAGGGGCGGCGACACCTTTGTGATTAGAGGTTGGGAATAGTTTATACTCCCAAGAGGTTGCAACTTGACAATCACCTGACCCGCAGAAACAAATGCGACGATGTAACCCACACACAAGCCGCTAGATGCCACTTTGCTAAGGGTATTATCATCAGTAGCAAATACCGGAGCACCAGTATCAGCAATAACTGCACCAGTCAAAGCGTATTGGAACATACCTTCCACTAGAACCTGGCAGGTCTTATCACCAGCTGATCCAGCAGAGTTGTCCACATAAGCCATTGAGATACCAATGAACCTATCTCCCACATCAGTAGCTCCTGTCGCCGTGGGAGTCCACATAGTCAAATAACCCGCATCATTCAAACCTACAAAACCATTCTTGTAGATCTTCTCAGCAGCAACTTGGTAGTCAAGCTTAACACCTTCAAGGTCGGCATTCAAAGCCTGAGTATGGATAACGTTGTCAGCAGTTAGTGCTGCCATAAACATTCTCCTTCAATGAGAGGTAGCTCGTAACTCTAGTTTACGCAGTCACCTTCTCGAGTTCTTCCTTCGTCACTGGAGTTTGCTGAGCTTCCTTCAGCTCACCATTGATCCAGCTATCTAGCGTACACATACGCTGAACCTGAAGGTTGTCATGATACTCAGCTACAGCACTCAGGATCAGTTTCATCCGATCCGACTTACCTGTCTCGGTCACTGGAGCAATCATGACCGTACCTGTAGGCACGATCGCCTTTGCTCCGGTCATGATCGACACAAACCCTTCCGGATCAGTACGAGCAAACTTCCTTGCCCATTCCATCTGCGTCTCATCATACACATTCAGCTTGTGTTGACTCACATACCGATCAACCAAAGCTTCAGTGTTCTTCACATTCCGCTCCGTCTCAATCTTCACAAGACGCTTGCGAACCTCGTTGTGTGCATCAACAGTCACATACCCCACGTGACCACGCATAGCATCAACTGAAGCTAGGATGGCCTTCTGTCCTACGCCTCGCTTGAGTCCAAGCCTATCATAAAGTTCGGTCTCAAACATAGCTGATGGGATAGGAGGAGGCTTCTGCCTACTGTTCTTCTTGGGCAGAAGAACACTCAATGCTGCTGCTTCCTCGGTCACCTCTGCAGCAATATCCTCAGTATCAGCTGTATCAGTCGACTGGGACACCTCCTCATAGAGACGCATCAACAACTCACCAACCAGATTGAGAACATCCACAACAGTTGCGTCTTCTGGAATTTCAACATCCCATGCAACGAGCAACTCCCTAAAGGAGTCTACGATGCTCACAATCTCTTCGAGCACAGCTTGCTGCTGCTCATCAACAGCCCCCCCGTCCTCAACAACCTCTTCTGCTTCCCCTTCAACCTGCAGCTTAGTGAGGTCAGCTAATGCAACTTTCTTCAGCTTACCCCCCTTCACACGCTGCACCCAAAGAGGAGGCTCCTTTGTCTTCGTCACCATCAAATCATTCTCCCTAGTAATCAGAGGAACTGTAGCGGATGCGGCCACCCTCAGCAGTTCCTCCTGTCCCTTTATGCGTGGCTTATTAGTCAAAGCCACACTATGCAAAGCTAGTGGACGACGAGATTCCTCATCCACCAGCACAACAGGCGAAAGGTACTTGTATTGCTTACTCTCAACCATCTCCCGACCTTCTGCTGTCCATTCAACAGAAGCAATAAGCCCTCGCTTCCTATCCCATATCAGATCAGTAACCCAAGCTGCTGCAGGAGCTGCTTCACCTCGAGCACCTTTCAACACAGCAGCATGTTCCCAATCAATGGGGATGTCGACACCTTGATCACGGAAAGCAGCAATGATCGAGTCAGCAGCCTCCTTGTCCATCAGAATTGGAGCCATACCAGAAAGCTTCACAATACCTGGAGGCAGAATCGTTAGCTCACTCAGATCTGGCTGTAACTTACCTACGGTCAACAACGTTTCGAGAAACTGAATGCTCATATCACAACCGTTTCAACCTCCTACGAATGATTACCTCGACACCATCACAAATTTGACCACCAGCAACATCAACCGCCCGTCCAGCTAACTTCACATCACGTTTAACCTCCTCAGTAGTAGCATGCTTCTCGACAGCACATAATACCCTATCCAACGCATTCGTATAACTGCGTTTCTTCAACCAAACTCCAACGCAGACTACCAACAAAACAACTATCACTACTCCACCAGCACCCTGCACAGTGATGTTTGTAGTCGTTTGTTCCACACTTGCTTGTCCACTAGCAGTGACCTCTTGCTCGGTCTCTTGCTGAGCATCAAGTGACGGAGACACTACAGGATTACCCGCAATACATCCAAGTGGAGTAGTGATAGCTTGTACCAGCAAAGCAAGCAGACACCCCTTCACACAAACAGTGGCAGTTGACGCGTTTGGCTTTGGATTCCACTCCATCATCTACTCACTCCGCTACAATATGCCACTGCTGTACCCTAATCAGGATCCTTCAACGGAGTCTCTTTATCACCACTAACAGGTTGAGCATTCCTTGATTCTGCAGTGGGCAACGTAGCATCCGTGCCAAGCAGTTCCGCATCTTTGAGCTGTACCAAGTAATCGATCAGCGCTTGGAATCGCCATTGAACGGTTGCTGTACCAGTATCCTCTTCGTCACGTACAATCCGATGGTA